CCAAGGATGGTGAGACTTGGATCATCAATCAGAAAACGAAACCACGTGGCAGCGGCTCACTAGGTTTGGCGAAACTCTTTCTCGATCGCACTACTAATAGGTTCGTACAATGAGGGTGCGAACACTGAGCGATGCCATGCGCATTGCTGACCGCATCCATGCTGGCGGTGTCATTGAAACTATACGCTTGCAGCTCGATGAGGAAGTTCTGATCGACGTACCGCGAAGCCGCGAGGCTTTGAATCTTGTGATAGATAACCTTGCAGTTCTGTTAGAGCAATGCTATTGCTTGGAGCAGAAGTTAGAAGCCAGTCAAACATCGCTTGGGGAAGAGAAACGTTTGTCTTTGGAGTTGAGGTTGGACAATCGTGATCTTGTACGCAGGAATGCCGATCTTGAGAAGACCAACAGGCGTTTGAAAAAAGAGATAGAGAAACACGTACATGATGGACGACTTTGAAGATTTGCCTTCTTATGATGGCACCGATGACAACATAGAGATTCTACTTGAGGAGGCTGCTCAAGATCCGGGGCAGGCATATCTGTATATTCGTATCAAGCGTGATCAAAATGAAGATGCCTTGATTCGTGCAGATGTTGAGTACGATGAATTTTACTTTGATGCTGAGGGTGAAGGCAGCGCAAACTGTGATGAGTACAGTGTGCTTGCCAATGGCACTGTGCCTCAGTTCGCTGTCATGTTCTTACAACTTTTCGAGCTAGATGAGAGCTACATAGATGCCGTAGCTGCGGCAGTCAAAGCATACCAAGAAATGAAAGGAAACAACAACTAATGGGAAAACTGACAGACAATGAAAAGAAGGAGATGCGAGAACTCTTCGAGAAGTACAACCTTCATCAAGACGACATCTTCACACACAACCACTTTGTGATCATCAAGCGTACAGGCATTGAGAAGATCCAAGCTCAAATGAACATCCAGATCGACTATGAAGAGATTGTAGCAACGATCGACGAGGTGGTGCTTAAGGCTACAGCAACTTACCTTGTGGAAAACGATAAGCAGCGTGTGGCGCAAGAGGTTGTGACATACGGGGAGGCCAGTCCAAAGAACTGTAAGAACGCCTACTTCTGGGCTACTGCGGAGAAGAGAGCACTCAGTCGTGCGGTGTTAAAGTGCGTGGGCCTTTACAAGTTCGGTGTGTATGGAGAAGATGAGAATGTCCAAAGCGATGAATGATGTGGAGTTATTACGGGAGTAAAAGCAAGGTGGTTAAGTTGTATCCGGAGCCTTCTCATGACAAAATAATTGAGCCATTTGCAGGATCAGCTCGGTACTCTCTCGAACATTGGCAAAACGACATTGTGCTATGTGACAAGAATCCAACGATCATCTCTGTTTGGCGTTACCTACAGAATTGTAATAAACGCGATCTACAGAGCTTGCCTGTTTTGCAACATGGCGAAAGATTAAGCGATTACAATTTAAGTCAGGAGGAACGGAATTATTTAGGATTTGTGGTGAGCGAAGGCGTGAGCACACCAAGAAATACAGTGACCAAAAGGGCAGCACCTAAAGTGTCACATAAGATTCAACGCACCATAGACATCTTGGACAAAATAAAGCATTGGACTCTAGTGTGTGGTGATTACACTGAAATCAAAAATGAAAGAGCCACTTGGTTTGTTGATCCTCCATATCAAAATGGTGGTGAACATTACCCGTTTGGCAACAAACTGGATTACGACAAGTTGAGCGCTTGGGTAAAGACAAGGAATGGACAGGTCATTGTTTGTGAAAACAATCAAGCAGATTGGTTGCCGTTTGTTTTGTTAAAAGGACATTGGGGTGGTCGTAAACACAGTACAGAACTACTATATCTGCATAGCGATGAATGATTGGATCGACGACATCTTTGAAGAGTTAGAGAAGCCCGAAGTCACAGAGCGCATGCGCAGTTACCTGTTGCACCTGCTGGGCAAGTGTCGGTATTACGACAATGTACACGACGAGTACGAGGCAGAGATATTAGATTCAGACTTGTCAATGCTAAGGTTCAGGGAGTTGCATGCAACTTTTGAAATGAACAAGCTAGATGTCACTTACGATTACGCCCCTAGCCAAAGGGAACTTTCGCGGCACATTCGTCGTATATCTGGATTAGAATGAAGCACAAACTCCTACAAACGCTCGCAGGTCTTGACCTAACACAAGCCTTCAAGACAAAAGGAGATTTGAAGCGTTGGAGTGCAAAACGGACGATCGGGGGGTTGATCGCGGGGACTGCTTGCAACGATATAGTATTGAACGGAATCTCATGGATGGCAGTCGTATTGGCTGCCATTTCTATTCTACCTATCTGCTTGTCCTTTACCGAACAACAATGCCAAGGCGAATAAACCCTTACAACCTCCCTTACTCTGACGAAGATACATATAAGCCGTACACCTTGCCTAAGAAGTGCAAGCGTGTCCTGCTGCTTCCAGATGTACACGTACCCTATCACAATGTCGCGGCTCTGACGGCTGCAATCCAGTATGGTGTAGACAACAAGGCTGACACCATTCTGATCAATGGGGACTTCCTTGACTGTTACAGCATAAGCTCATTTGAGAAGGATCCTCGACGACGCGGATTTGCAGAGGAACTACGCATGGGGCGATCAATCCTCCAGACACTCCGTAACGTCTTTCCAAAGGCTCACTTCATCTATCAACTCGGCAACCACGAGGATCGCTACGAGCGGTTTATGAAGAGCAAAGCCCCTGAGTTGCTCGGCATTGACGAGTTTGAGATCAACAACCTGCTGTGGGCAGACAAGTACAGAATGGATGTCGTGCGTGACAAGCGGTACATCGAGGCTGGCAAGCTCACGATCATGCACGGTCATGAGATAACGGGTGCTAGTAGTAACAGCCCTGCCCGTGCCTTGTACAATAAAGCCAAGACCCCAACGATATGTGGTCATCATCACCAGTCTGGGGAGCACACGGAGCGTAATGTTCGGGGCAAGGTGGTCACTTGTTGGACCATGGGCTGCCTGTCAGAGCTGACTCCGGCATATCGTCCAATCAACAAATACAACCACGGATTTGCGTTTGTCAAGTTTAAAAGTGGCGATAGGTACGAAGTCCAAAATAAGCGAATCGTTGACGGCAAAGTTGTGTAACACAAGCGGACATAATTGCGTAAAAGAGGTATGTGGTCAGACTTCATCATGAATCTGTTGCTCTTGCTTACGGCATACGGCACAGAGTTGACCCCGGGTAGTGAAGCTTCTCAGTTTGACTTCAACGGGAACGGCACTATTGATATGTATGACTTCTTAGAAATGCTGTCTCAGCAGCCTCCTCTTGACAAACAATCTGCACAATGGAAATCGTAGCTTACATCATCACCTCTCTTTACTTGCTCCTCGTGGGGTCCGCATTCATCATCGAAAGATCTCGCACATGAAGCAATATCCTACGATTATTCACGTTCGTGCGTCAAAAGACTTGAAGTTCATTGAGTACAATGCAGGACGTTGTCCGACATCTGGCAAAATGCGGGCCGATTACATTGTTGAAGAGAGCGAGGTCATTGAGTTCCTGCTGCTGCCCAGAGTCATGGACTTGATGCGTGAGCGTTACCCTGAGTTCATCGAGGCAGACGAGCTTGAGGCTTTTCAGATCAAAGTAACTTGGATTGATTGAATGTTTTATCTATCTTTGTCTCATGGATGAGATCAAAGAACTGTGTTTGCAGCTTCAAACTGTACGGAAAGGGAATGGCATGAGCCTTGACTTGTTGTCAGAAATGGCTGATATTGACAAGTCTACCCTGTCTAAGTACGAGCGTGGAGTCCTCTGCCCGAAGTTTGACACCTTAAAGAAGTGGGCACAGGTGTTAGGACAAAGCGTCTTTATTCAGGTGCGTCCGGTGTTCGAGAGAGTTGAAGATTGAAGTATTCCTCAAAAGCCTCGATACACTGATCAAGACCCTTGCATATTAGGGCTTGATACCCTCTCCGTTGGAGGTCAGCTATCCAAGCACGTTGGTGTGGCGATGGTTGGCCTCCTTTCTTTTTGATCTCCATGCAAAGGCCGTAGTACCCTTTGCGACTCTCATAAAAGATAAGGTCAGGAACACCTTTACGGTAGCCCTGACGCTTTATCATTCGTGCTTGATTGATGCTCATACGTGCTCCACCCACGGTGGCGCAGTAGAGCAAATCTGGATACTGCTCACTTATCAGCTTTACGAGCAGGCTCTGGATCTGGTGTTCCGTCATCTAAGAAACTGTACCAATCGACCTCACGAGCATCAAAGCCCGGGCAGAAGGTGTCTCGGAAATGGTTGTGTGAGTAGATCGGCAGTTCTCGTCCGCTCTTCTCCCGAAGCTCTTTAAGCAGCCAAGCAACACTGCGCCTCTGAGTATCGGTAATCGTAACCGCATCCTCACCGTCACTGTCCAGCCCTCCAACAAAAGCAATACCGATCGCTTGGACATTTTGCCCGAGGCAATGTGCTCCGGTCTTGTGGAGTTCTCGGCCAAGCTTGATCTTACCGTCGTACTCGATGTAGAAGTGGTATCCAATGTCGTACCACCCTTTGCCCAAGTGCAAATCTCGACACCACTCCACGTCGTACTTTTTCATACGTTTTGTGGCGGTGTGATGCAGGATTACTTTGTCTTGATTCCTGCCGAACCTTAGTCCGTCTAGATTGATCGTGTTATTTTTTTTCGACACGACGATCAGAGATAATGGCGTTTACCAAGGTGTCAAGGTATCCCCAGATTTGGATGGGCTTTTCACTTGGCACAAGATTCAACACCGCCTTGGCAAAGGTCATGAGGGCAAGAACAATCTCTGCCCAATGAGATAGAATAAAGTCAACCATAGTTGTTTTGATATTGGTTCTGTGCCAAGATAGTGATAACCAGCTTAGTGTCACTCTACTTTGTTTTTGGCAAGCAGCAACTTGATTTCTTGGATGTCACTGAGAAGTTGTTTCATGTCTTGCTTGAACTCTGCGGTGTCTGTTTCTAAAGCTGTGACCCGCGCATTAAGCTTTGAATACTCTGACTGGAACTTGACCCATGCCGCCACTAAGGCGCCTGCCACAGTTAAGAACTCAAAGTGTGTAAGATTCTCGATCATAACTCAAACAGATGTGATTGTAATGGATGCTGAAAAGGTGAATACAGACGTTGATCCCGGGCTGACTTGAATGACAAGGGCGTTGGTTGTTGACGACGTTAAGTCTGTAATGTCAATGCTGGTGTTCGTGTTCCCGGTTGTGGAGTTGCTTGTGGCACCAGTGGTTGTGTTGTAGTGCAGCACTGTCACTCCATTCGTGACCGCAGAACTCGTGTAGACATGGACGTGCGTCGCTTTGAAGCCCGTCGGGATTTCATTGAAAGCGAAGATGCTTCCTGACGCATCATTGATTTGCACACCAAGGGTGTTGGCAGTGTCGTCCTCGATACGTGCTTGTACGATAGCACGGCCGACATCGTTACCCATCCATTCTGTTGGCAAGACTTTGATCAGAGTAGTGCTGCCATGCCATCCACCGCCTGCACTGGCAAAGGACAACACACCGCTGCCGTTGGTTTGTAGGAACTGTCCTGCTCCGCCATCTGCAACTTCTTGGAAAGCTCCGTTGCTGGCGATGGTGAGCACCTTAGCTCCCGTCTGCGAGCTGCGATCGGTGTCAGGGTCAGGCAGCAATGCCACGGTATCAGACAGATCCTCCATGTCGATGGTGGTGCCAACTCCGGTGGTAATGGCTGTGATGCCATCTGCGTTTGATGCGATGTGGCTTAGAGCCTGCACGCCAGCGGCATTGGTAAATTTGTTACCAGTGGTGGCATCATCAATCTGGTCCGCTGTCAAAGGCTTACCTCCGGACGGAACCGTGAAGCCCGTGATGCCTTGGGAAGTGGCTGTAATGTAGCTTACCTTCTGCCTGTGGGTGTCTAGGTTGGTGGCATCAGTCACCGTCAAGTGATCAATCTTATTCTTCTGCGCTGTGGTGACAAACTTGTTGGTGGTGCCTGAGACACTTACCTCGTCGGCTGTCAAAGGCGTACTGCCTGCTTTCACTGTAAGGCCAGTGATTCCGTTGGAACCGTCAATTTGGATGTGCCCAACCTTGTCTTTGGTGTCGTCAAGATTATGCTGCGCAGAAATGCTTATGAGGTCTGTTTTGTCCTCAATGTCACCGATGGATGTTGTGTGCGAGGCGTTAGTTACTGTATTTGACGCAATCGCATTTAACTGAGTCTGCGTTATGAGTTGATGGTCTGTTGACGTCAACAATTTATCGGCACGGATCGCGTCTTGTTCGATTCCGACAGATGTAAAAGCTGTGCCCCCAGCATTAAGCGTCAATGGCACAACCTTAGCAGCGTTGTCTACGACGGCCTGCACAGCCGTGACTGCGCTGGCAAAGTCGCTAATTGTAGTAGCCGTTTGCGTACCTGTGTGATTAGCCCTGTCTTTGAGGTTGGCGTCAGTGTCGTTAGCCGTTGCGCCAGCTGCGATGCCATCAAGCTTGGTCTGATCGTCAGGAGCTATGCCGGGTAGAGAAGATCCCGCAGTGCTGCGAGGCTTGAACTCCGCAGTTGTCCCAGTAATACCCCCTGCTCCCTGACTCGATACGCCACCATTTTTCTTGGCCGCGTCATTGACCGCAGTGATCGTACCCGTGTCTCGGCCTGTCTTGTAGCCCTCCGCAACAATCACATTCTCAGAGATAGCGTGAGTCATCGTAAAGGGTCGCATGAATGTACTTGCAGACCCCTCACTAAACTTAATGGTATGGAGCGGATGCGGTAGAGCAAGCTCGGATGACGACACGAGAAAACGTAAGCTGTACGTGTCCCGAGCAACGCCTCTCAGACGTATGTGCTCCTCGGCTAGAACAGCGAGGTTACGCTGTCCGCTGCCGAAAGTAAAGTTGTTTTCTGAGTGCCACTTATGCGTGTACAGAGAATTAGCCGTAATCGCTCCCAACTCTCCATAATCTTCGACAACACGACTTGCGACAAGGCTCTCTCCCCCCAGCAGCATCTCTCGACCGTTTTTTGCGTCTAGCTCTGCATAATAGAATGCGTCACCCTCGTCTGCTCCGTCACCAACAAACAGATTGAAGCCAATGATGCGAGCACCGTCGGGACGCGTGATGTTTGTTGGGAACACTTCTGACCCCGTAGAAGTCGTCGTGCCATCATTCTTGTACATGATGACTTCGACACTTATCTCAACACCTGTCTCTTCAATGTTGCCAGTCGGCAATTCAGGAAGAGCAAAGTCCAAGTCAACTTCATAAGCCTGCTTCCAAACCTTACGGGACCTAGAATTATGCCTTTGTTTATTTGGGTGATCTGGGTGACGAGTGCATCCAAACCCCGGGGGATACTCTACGATGTTCCCGTCTCCGGCATCGTATTGCAGATTATCTATAGATGGCACAAGCCGACTGCCGTCAAGGAAAGCGGGGAAACTAAAGCGATCTGCCGAGTTACTTGTCCACTCCACGTCGTCTGTAATGACCAACGGCTTCCACGTTGTGATGTCAGATCCAGTCTTGACGATTGTGCCGAAGTCTGAGTCGTTATTGAGGTTAGCATCAGCCTCAAGGCCGACACTTTGCTTTAGGTACTTGTCGCCGACCTTGATCTTCATTTTGACCTCGAACTGAGCACCGATAGCGGTATCTTCATCGCTCGTGTCAGCAGGGCGAAAGAAGTGCTGGAACGTGCCAACCATGCGGAGCGCGATCTGCGTAGGCACAATGCAATCGTCGTTCTGCAATGGGAACTGTACGTTGTAGTTCTCGCTGATCTCATAAATCTGTCCAAGCAGGTTCGCAGTCTGGTCTGTCTGAGGGAAGTCCCCTGCGATGGCTACCCACTTGACCTCTGGGAAGAGACGTGCAGCACCACCTTGCAGGTGCTTATAGAACACACCACGAACGGGGTGTAAATAAGACTTGGTGCTGCCTTCTAGGATCTTCTCTGATGTTAGATCAAGTTCATCCGGCAAAAGGCCCGTATTGCTGTCCTGAAGCACCGCTGCGCTAAACTGGAAGTCAGGGTCTACAAGGGTCCGCTTGTCAGACTTGTACAGGCGACTGTTGATGTTACTGCGATCAGCGAAGGGACTTACCGCAAGGAACGCACCGTTCGTGTGGCACAGACGCAAACCAAGGGTAGACATCCAATTTGATATGACATCGTAACAGGTCGCGCCTGTGGTCCGCATCTCTGTCTCTCTGAAGAAAGGAGGTGATACATCACGCTCCTCATACCAGATGTTCTGATTACATCCTGTGTTGTCAAGGATGCTCTCAATAGATGTAATGGCATTGGAGCTGTCCAGTGTCGCGTGACTCTCATGAAAGAGATCAACGCACTCAAAGAAGAAGTCGTCTTGTTCTCCCCAAAGCGCAAGGTGAGGTAGATGCTTAAAGCAGTTACCAATCTGTACACGGGCCGGACGGTGAACGTCTGCTGTGGTTTGAGCGTACAATGAGTCATCTGTGTTGACGTAAGGCTTGTCACGCAATGTGCTCAGACCGTCCGTGGCCGTAATCTCAATGACTGTCGGGTGGTCACTGAAGTTGACACGGACCGCCTCTGGCAGAACCACACCATACCAGTACGGGTCGTATGCCTCAGTGGTGTAGTCGTATCGTTCTAGTTTGATGCCAACACGAAACTCGGTGTCTTTACGCAGGGCCTTGGGGATCCCCATTTCGTCGTCCGTCTCTGCTAGGAAGGTGACGCGCAAAGTGCTACCAATAATAGGTTGATGCACCTTGTCATTGTCACCGTCCCAAACAATCTCTATACTGTCATAGATTGTATCTATCTCTTTTGCGTCATCGTCAGATGAACTGATCCAGCCCCATGTTTCCGTCTGGACATTCGATGCGGACTGGTGGTCAAGGTCCCACACGGAGAGCTTGTACAAGTCTCCGCTACGGCTTTGAATGGGTGCGTAGTATCGTTGTCGGATAGCCATTTATCGAGAATGTCTTTGGAGGAATCTGTTGTTTCGTTCGTTCGTGAGAACAAGGTCGTAGCCTTCAATGGTTCCGTAGAGCCGCCCTGTGCCCGCACCACCCATCTTCTGCATCAAGCCGGGCAGCTTTTCGAGCGGGATAATTGCCTCGCGTCCCGATCGGTTATCTCCGACCACGGCCAACTGAGGGCCGATAGCAATACCACCAGAGGCTAGTTGAGGGATGGAGTTCAAGAATCCGCTCAGAATGCCTGCCCCAATTCCAAGAGCAGCAAGTCCCAAGGTAAATCCTTTCTCTCTTATTGATTTAATGGCAGTTTCTACATAAAGCTGACGGAGAAGCGCCGAAGTAGTCTGAGCAATACTATTGATCATTGCTCGACCCACTGCCTCTTGTTGAGCGGCAGCCGCAGCTCCGGCTTGCGCTACATTGAAAATGCCATTGACGAGAGCATTTTGTTTTGCTGTCAGCTTTTCAATCTTAGTCGTCGTGTCCTGAATTTGTTGCCCTAAGTTTTTATACATCTCTCGGGCTGCATTTGCCCAATCTGTCTGCAAACCAAGTTCGTTGACAATGCGAACGACCTCGCCTAGTTTGGCGTAATCTCTTTGAAGTTGACGCAGATAGAGTTGCAGCTCGACAATGCTGTCACTTTCCGAGATCATGCCCAGAGTGTTGCTAACACGCCCCATGACAGTGTTAGTCTTTTCCATAGCTTTATTCAGCTCTTCCTGAGTCTCTATGTCATCCTTAATGTTTTTAAGGACGTTGCCATGAGTTTGTATTCCATAAGCAACTCTCTTCAAGTTCTGCTCAACGTTCTCACCCTCCCCTGCCGCATTGATCAATCCACGTAGGGCGCGTTGATAAGCTTGCAAGCGTTGTTCTGCTACCTTCTCTGGCGGGATGTTCAGTAGGCGTATCTGCTCGTTGACTAAGAACATATCCTTGGCGAGCTGTGCCATGGCATCAGCCTGCTTGGTGGTGCCATCACCTCCACCATCGCCACCGCTACCCCCGCCCTTGCCAAAGATGTCGTCGTAGGTCAGACCGAACTCTTTGGCCTTACCTAAGAACAACTCAAGTTGATTATCTAAAGCATCGAGAGCAGCTTGGTTGTCCGCAAGGACCTTGTTCAAGCTCTCTTTGACCAACAATTGTGGGTCAACAGTGCGGTCAGGTAAGCCCGACTTTTGGCTGCCTTTGACAAACCGAGGAGCAAAACCCTCTTCTCCTGCCGCAGCTCTTTTAGCTATATCTTCAAGCTGTATCTCAGCATCAACCTGTTGCCCAATCAAAATTGCAGCCTCTGCTTCAACCTCTTTGATTTTGCCTGCAAATGCTTGTGCCTTGGCTTTGTTGATAATGGCCTTCGTCAGATCTTCATATCGCTCTTTGAGCGTTTGTACATTGGTGCCTTCCTCGTCTAGATCACCGAAGTAGTCAGGCTGAGACCGTTTCAACTCCGCAAGGATTTCGGCTCGTCTTTCTAGAGTAGTGTTAGTGTTTTCATATTCACCAATCAATCGACGTATTGGAGCGAGCACCTTGCCTGAAGCTTCCGCTGCGGTTGCTTGTGCGTCTTTTATTTTGTCGCTAAGTGCTACAAATTTTTCTTGTTTGCCAGCTAAACTCACAAACCCTGCAATTAACCCTACAACAGCGGCTATGGCAAGGCCATAAGGTCCAAAAGCCAGAGAGATAGCCCGGCCCATTTTCGGAGCCATTTGAGATATTTCAACCATCCGGAGACGGAAAGTCCCCATCAGGTAAATAGCTGGGCCAAGAACGATTGCTAAACCTCCTATTGCAACTACGACTCCTTTCAAGGGCGCAGGCATCATAGAAAGACCATTGATAACTGCGATGATTACCTCAAGGAAGGTGTTTACGATTGGCAAGATGACCTTACCAAACTGGATAGACAGGTTCTCCAAAGCGGAAATGAGCCTACGCTGCACGGAGAATGACGTGTCATCCATGATTTTCTGCATGGCTGACAACGTGCCTGCGCTTTGCAACATCGCTGTCTCTAACGCAAAGAACTCGTCTCTGTTTTGTTGTAGCACAGGGACGGCTGCTGCGGCACGCACACCGAAGCGGGCAATGGCTTCTGTCATCGTGACATTACCATTGATCAAGTCCAAGAACTTCTCATGTACGTTGCCCCCTTCCTTCGCAAGCTTAGAGAAGATCATACGCAGACGAGTACCTGCAATGGACCCCTTGACGCCACGGTTGGCAAGCACGCCCATGGCAGCAGCAAGTTCTTGAATTGAGATGCCGTTGATGGCTGCCTCCGAACCCGCGTACTTCATCGTCTCTGCGAAACTCTCAAAGTCGAGAGCCGACTTACTGATGGCAGTGGCAACAATGTCATTGACAGTTCCTACCTCATTGGCCTCCATGCCGAATGTACGGAGTGTGCTACCTGCAATTTCAGCAGCTCTTGAGAGGTCAGCCCCCGTCACCTGTGCCAGACTCAGCGTACTCTCGGTGACTGCTACGATTTCTGATGACACGAAACCGAGCTTTGCAAACTCCTCTTGAAGTTCACCAACACTAGTTGCCGTGAAGATTGTGCTTGCCCCGAGATCCTCCGCGTTTTTCTGAAGCATACCAAACGACCGTGAGCTTGCGCCACTGATGGCCTGCACACGAGCCATTTGATACTCGAAGGTAGTTGCCGTATCTACGATTGCTCGCGTTGCAAGACCGAGAGGCACAGACAAACCGATGGTCAGATCACGGCCAACGTTCTGCATAGCTCGACCGCTGGTGCGGAGAAGCTTCTGTACGTTCTTTAACTCATACTCAAACTCAGAAGTATCGAAAAGCAGCGATACCGATAGTTTGCTAAATTCCTGCTCGTTAGCCATTTTTATCTTGGAGTTTTTGCGCCCATTGCATTGTAAGGTCGCGCTCCGCTTGGCTCATTCCACGAACAAACTTTGCTTTTTTCTTTTTGCCTTCGTAAGGATGAAAAGACTCTGCTTTATATGGTGAAGGATTCTTTTTCTGATCCCTGTTCAGGTTGGCATGCAGAGCCAAGAGTGATGACGTATGCCACCACTGACGCTTATCCTCCTCCGCAAAGAACTTAGAATAACTGGAATACTCAAAGAAGGTCATCGACCAAAACGTCTCAGGCAGAAGCCCGAGGCTCAATCCCTCTACATACAAACTATGCCAGTCCCGAGGGGTGTCGTCTTGATCGCTTACTCGTTTCCCTCCTTATCGGAATCGTCCTCTCCTGCAAAAGCCTTGCCAATCAGAGTGCTGTACTTCTCGACAGAACTCACGTCGTCAAGGAGGACACTTGCAAAGTGTTCGTAATCTGGAAGCTTGTCGAGATCCCCCTTGGTCATGTAGATGTTGTTCACCATCCCATACCAGATAACCTTTGGTACGGCTGTGAGTGGCTTATCAGAGAGATAGCCGTCCATCTGTGCAAATGTGATGTTTTCACGCTCACACAACAAGCGAAATGCGTTCATGGAAAGGTGGCAAGTGTACTTTTTCTTACCGACCTCTACTTCAAACTTTCCAGAAAGACTGTTCATAGGTTGAGAATTTCTCCCAATCTACGAACTTTCTATCAAACTTTCGAGGGGTCTCCGTCCAATTCGACAGTGCCAGAATATGTGGCAAAGTCATCTACGGAGGAGTTGATCTCAAACGACGTCAAGAATCCCTTACCTCCGTAAGCCTCAGCGTTGTCATCTGTTGATGCCCATACTGCCGTAATCTTATCTTTGGCGAGCAGAGCAGTAAAGATTGCGCTTACATCGACGGTTTGTCCTACTGCTTCAAAATCTAGGACACCTTCAAAGCTGAGGGATGTTGAGGTTGTCCCCACTGCAAAGTCACGCACAGTAGTGGCGTTAGAAGGATCACTGATCGACGTAGCCTCGAATGTAGAATTTGTGACAGAGATGCTTGCCGAGGTACTGAAAGCTACAGGATCAAGGGATGGTGATGCACCAGCAGTGTCGGCAGGGTCAGCGTCGAAAGCACCGCCAGCGGTGTCAATGTAGATAGCGCAAGTATTCGCGTTTACAGTAGCCATTATGTAGAAGCAATGAGGTGAGGATCACCGGTGAGTTCAAAGGAAGCAGAAAAGGTCACAAAGTCATCCATTCCCGCTGAAAGTTCAAAGGAGGTGCAAAACCCAATACCCCCGACGCAACCAAATCCGGCTGTTTCATCTCTAATGTAGATGCCGAGCACGGTCTTGTTACCGTCAGATGGGGCCACCTCATCGAAGATGGCACTTGCATTGTTAGTGAGAGCAGGATCAAAGACGCCTTCTACACTCAGTGTAGTCGTTGTGGTGCCAACAGCGTAAGCACGTGTTGAAGCCAAAACCGGAGCTGACGCCCCTGTTGCTGGCGTTACGTTTTTGAAGTTGGTCTCGTAAGTCGCATTGCTCACAGAAACAGAGCAACCAGTAATCCCTTCTATAGGAGTATAATTAGCATCGAGCGCGGTTTCATCCGCCGCCTTTGCGGTTGCATCTACATCAATGTAGAGTGAGATATTATTTCCTTGACGTACTGCCATAACTGTCGGTTTGTGTCTGCAATAAAGATACCATAGTGTAGCTCAATGTCAAACTGAGTTCGATTAGGGATTGATGAATATGTTGAAACTAAGGGTGAGGATGTAGAAATCGTGAAGCTCGTGTGCGTCCGTCACAACGTCTGCTAGACTGGCCTGAGCAATGGTGTATGTCACTCCGTCCACTGTCTTAGCTCCTTCAAATTCTGACAGTGCAGCTTTCACCGCACTGTGGATGGACCAAGCGTCACTTATCTTGGTGTCTGTGATATAGACCATGACGTTGTAAACCTCCTGAGAGATCCCAACGTTGGTTCTGTTGAAGGCTGTGCCCTCTAAGTCTACTGCGATGTATGGCCGCTGCATACCCTGACGTGCCATGACCAGACTTATGCGGCTTGCAGGAACAAGAGCCGTCAGGTTTGAATCATCTACAAGGATCTGTCGAATTACATGAATCATCTTCTGCCTACTTTTCTGCCGGAGGTGATGCGTTGGTGCATCAGCTTCATGAGCACTGGTTTCAAGCGTTCCTTCATGCGCGGCACCAGCATGTCTTTTGTGCGTTGATACGCAGGCCGGACAAAGGGCTGGGCCTTACTGCCATGGTGAATCGTTCTTAGGCGCAAGACCTTGCGGTATCGCACACTGTAAAAGGTGAAAGGGTTCTTGCCCTTGCCTACCCTTTTTCTCTTTCTCCTCGTGCCCAACTCTACGAGGTGAGCATGGTACACACGTCTTTTGCTCTTGCCGCGTAAGACCGCACCAGTACGGCTACCGACACGTGACCCCAAGCCAACACGTCGCATGCCAGCCGTGGTAATGCTTTTTTTCAAGCTTCCCGTCTTGCCCTTTGGAGCAAGCTGCTTCATGATCTTTTTGGTGGGACGCAGGGCGTATGTCGTGATCTTTTGCATCTCTCTCCTGCGGTGCTTCACTGTCATGCCGTGCAACACTTTGAGGCGACGCTCAAAATCTTCTAGCTCCTTGAAGTTTAGAGTTAGATTAGGTTTGTATCGCCTGCTAAGGAGTGCCATTATGTGATGACCGGAGTGAAGTTGTCTCTGCGCAGTCCTAGGATACGGGTGAACTCATTTTGACCAAATTCATCCACGCGAGTGATCTCGTAGTATTTAGACTTGTACAACACGAGATGCTTCTCTGTGATGCTTGATCTGAACTTTTTGATGTAGAACTCAGTGCGCGCTTCTACGACAAGCTGTTTGCCGTGCGCTTCTTCCCCAATGGTTGACCACTCAATATCTCGTCTTTTGGCAAATGCTGTGATCGCTAAGGTGTAAGTCACCTGCGTTTCACCAAAGTCATTGATGGTTTCGACAGGCGAATATATCTCTATCTTTTTGTTGAACTTACCAATGTCCATCAGAAGGTGCTTTGTCGATACCGCTCAAGCAAGTGCTGACTAGATAGGGGAACTTCATACACACGATCCCCACCAACCGATTGACGATTCTCATAGAAATGGCCTGCAATCATGAGAGCGGCTTGATAAACAGTCTTTGGTGGTGAGATATTGACCGCTTTGAAAACCATTTTGTACTGATTGATCTCCGAGGTAGAAGAGAAGCCACTTTTCATGTGAATCCTCAAAGGGTTTTGGTTGGAATCAATCGTGTAATCAGCGACAGGCACATCTTCATACCTTCCGCTATCGTTAAGACGTTCGAGCTTCAGAGCACCGCCACTGACGTCTATGCTTTCAAACTTGTGGCCTATGAGAACCACAGGATAAGCATAATCCCAGAACGCGGTGTAAGTCGTTGTGCCAAATTTGATACCACAGTATTCTTCGACGTATGATACTGTATTCTGCAACAACAGAGCGATGTAGGTGTCATCGTCACTAAAGTCCACACGCAAGTGTTCTTTCAAGGCAGAGAGATCCGGGAATTTGCCTGCCGTGTATGACCCAGAGGTTGTGCCTTCTTCAATTCTGACGTGTGGATGTTTATACATGCTTGTTGTAATGAAAAGCCCCCAACCCCTTAGCAGTGCGTTTACATGCGTGGCTAGGGGTCAGGGGCTTCTTTTTAACTCTTAGGCTACATAGACCGCCTTGACGCTGGCCGCGTGACCGACGTTGCAGTTGGCGTAGTAGTTCATAATCATCCGAGTGTTGCCTTTGTGCGCCTCGGTGATATTGTCAATGATCAAATCCGCACCGCCCCAATAGCAGCAGTACACATCATTCATATTGACCATAAAGAATGGCTGCAAAGAGGTCTCGTTGGTGATAGCCGTGTCAGAAGCTCCCGCTGTGTACACTTGGTCTCCCGTGATCGTTTCAAACGCTTCGCTTGAGCCTGAAGCCAACAGGGACGAAGTGATCAAGCTGTGCCCGTAAGCCTTGTAGCCAGCGATTGTGCCGTCGGCTTGCAACGTAGGAATGCCTCCGTTGGTTACGGCTTGCTGAGAGCGAGCACGAGCCAACTGTTCGTGGCTACCAAAGAAAGATCCTGAAGCATTCAAAGCACTTGCGCTGCCAAGAGCGGCAATCAAGTCATTACAGGAAGCAAAGTCGATACCCGGAACAGCCGCAGCTTCATCAATGCTACGCAAAGTGAAGCTAGTAGCCGTACCGCCCATGGCAGTGATGAAGTTGCTCCAAGCCTTCGCGTCCATCAAACCACCGGAGTGACGACGGAATTGAGCCGCAACTGCGGCATCGAAAGACTGGTTAGACAAAGCCAACACTTGGTTAGAGACATTGATTTGCGAAGCGAAACGCACAGGATCAATGTCAACCGCAGTCATAGCTGAACCAGCAGTCATGGCCTCAACCTCGGTCTTTTGAGCCGTAGCGTCAGTTGGCAAAGATGGGAGACGCACTGTGCCTGAGACACCTGTAATGCGGTTTCCACCTGCCTGCTCGATGACAGACTCAGGAACGAGACCCTGCAAAGTGCCTTGCTGCTGAATGCCTGTGACACCGCTTGACTGCACTGTGTTACGATAGGTCAATCCGATTGGAACTTGGATCTGACCGCTGGGTGTGACACCAGCGAGACGGAACTCATTGACCGCCTCTTGCTGCATCTCAGCCTCACGACCTTCGAGCTTACCTGCGGTGCGGAACTGGTTGACAGCATCGCGCAAAGAGTATTCCTTGGCGTGTTGCTCCATTTCGCGCTCCTCAGACTTAGATGCCTCGCCTGCCATGGAACGAGCCATAATGGTCTCGGTCTTTTCAGCGTTAGCAATCTTCTCGTCGAGAGCGTAGATTGATTCATTGAGGTCGGCCTGACGCGCCTCTTCGTCTTGCGTGAACTCCCGCTCGTCTGTTTTGGCGGTGTCCACGAGTGCCTCCAAGTCAGAGATCAGAGAGGCACGTTCTTCCTTCAACATCAGAGATGTTTTCATTGTGAAAGGGATTTGTGGTGGTGAATAGAAAGTAGTGCCTCTGCTACCTGTCGTTTTGGGGTAGGCATTGGCTGAATTTCGATTGGATCAGAAGTCTCTTCGACTTCCTGTTCTCCTTCAAGAGCTGCGATGGCATCGCGCATCTTGACAGAGGTCTGAGGGTAAGCAGGTGAAACGACGGGGCTGACATCTGCGATACGCGCCAACTTTGTGATGGTGCGACGGTAGGTGCCATCCTCTTTCTTTTCGTAGTCATCCTCACGGACTACGAACCCAAAGCTACTGCCCCGGACATCGCCACGCTGAATGCTTTCAGCGAGATCTTGGGCATAGGACTGATTACCCAGCTTGAACCGATAGTACAAGCCATGGTCATCAACCTTGAGTTCAAGAGTCCCTTCGCCCTTGTGCGAACGAGCCAAGGGCATGTTCATGTCGTGATTGAAAAGAGCAACTACATCATCCATCATGCGCTCATCGAAAGCACCGGGGGCAACGACCTCTTCGACCGACCCAATCATTGTGGGCTGGTTGAACACTGCTGCGTAACCTTCGACGGTGCGGTCCTCGTCGTCCTTTCCATACATACGCACCTCGTGTCCCTCGGTTGTCGGGACATAAGCGCGTCGCTCAAGTTCTGTATTTCTCTTTTCTTCGTCTGACATTTTATTTCGTTTTGTGCTCAAAGGATGGCTGCTCGGCAACAAGTCGGTGTCGAACTTGCCTCCCTTGAACTTCTCATTACGCAAGGCATATAAGAAAGCATTAACACGGGCAAATGCCCATTGTTCTGGGCTTTTTACCGAAGGCCGAACGCTTTGAGGATTTGTCTTGTACGCTCCAATACCACGACGAAAGCAAGCCGCAAGCATCCCATAGGTCGCTTTGTGTTTTGTCTTGCCCTCATTGTGATCCTTAACCTTTTTCTCCAAGGCTTTCTTGACAGCGGAAGTAATGTTCCGCTCCTCAGAGTCCTCTATGTTACTCCGCTCGGCCTTGTTGATGACTCCCTTGCACCATGAGCGCATAGAAGTACCACCCCAAGCAGCGTACATGATGCTGCCGCATATCTCTTTGCCATCCTCGTCTGTGAACTTGCCTTGATTGTAGACTTCTGCGCGAGACAGGAAACTGAATGTTCGCTTGACCGTAGCCAAGGACAATGCCTCTCCGGATGATAGTTGTGATGCACGTGTCCAGCCCACCGAGGTGCCGCAAGATGAGCCGTTCTTCTCCTTAAATCGGAGAGCACGACGAGCTGCCTTGCGAGCTGACTCAGGGTAGTTACTGTACGTCGCCATCGACTTGTTCTCCGGTGATAGATTTAGCGTAGTCACGCATAGCCTCTAGCGGCAACTGATTCACTTGTACCAAATGAATGTCCCCGTCGCGGATGCTGTTGCGATCCTCTAAGGCACGAACTTCGTTGATAGACAATACCCCATCAGACAACAAAGTGTGATAATAGTTTGCTCTCGCTCCCATATCGCCACGCATCAAACTAAGCATGGAGAACTTGAACTCGTATGTCTCTCGCTCAACAGGCAACAACATTTTACGACGAAGCTCCTGCTCAATGTTTACGACCCACGGAGCGATCGTATGCTTGGCAAAGAACAAGTCTTGCTGCTCAACGTTGCTGTACTTCACATCACTGCTCATTTGGATCAGTGAAGGGGGGACATTGAAGATGCGGCAGATCTCCTCTACTTGATACCTTCGCGTTTGCAAAGCCTGAGCCGTCTCCGGTGGGATGCCAACACGCTCATACTTCAGCCCTGCTTCCAGAATGGCCGTGGCGTGACTTGCGTTCATGCCGTGGTACTTCTGATCCCAAGTGCCCGCCAAACGACGGTATTGATCTTCGCTCAGGGTTTTGTCTGTCATGAGCACTCCGCTCATGTTGCCCCCACTTCCAAAGAAGGCAGCCCCATATTGCTGCGCGGCATAGGAAAGCCCAATGTTCTCTAGGTGCTCTTGAATCGGACTGATGCCACGGAAGCATTCAATCGCAAGAACATCATCATTAAAGAGTGCCTCGTCACTATCACGATAAAGGTAGATGCGACGACCATTCAAGTCTTTGGCTTTGATCTGATCCGGTGGCACAAGAGTCAGACTCTTAGGTCGCCCGTTGGCATCGCGGTCAATCAAGGCGTAGCCGCCCCCGTGCATCAAAGCATCGCTGACAATGTGTACCCAGAAATGATACGCGCCCATGTACATATTTGGTTCACGGGTGATGAGCTGATATGCAATGTGCGTCTTGTCCTCACGCTTGCCATCTTCCTGCACCTCGTACAATCCAAGGTCAAGGCTTGCAATGGTGGAACTGATCTTGTTGATACACGCATACACAGCACTAACCGCCAGCGCACCCTCTTCGCTCAAGACTACTCCGCTGCCTGTTGGTCGGAACGGGTAGATGAGAGTCGGGTCAAAGGAGCGTTTCTCCTCTTGCGGAGGGGTCACAGCTTCACGTAGTCGCGTCAGTAAGCTCTTCCGGTTTTCAGCCATTTTTGCAAGATTACATTAGATAGGCAATCAAGCACCCTACCTTGTTCGATTTCTTTTTATGATTCTTCTCAAAATCGTGTGGAAGCTCTGGTAACAGCTATACCTGTTGCGGCCAAACAAATCAAAGTAATCATTCTCCACTGAGTAGTAGGCATCAATGTTCCTCGTGTAGTCGTACAGTCTGTTTTGGTATTCGTCGACGAAGCCTTCGGCAGTATTAAGTTTCCTTGCAAGTTGAAGCTTCTCTTCGCAAGTCATAAGAAACGTATGGTGTAATCTTCCGGTAGCTCGTCATCATGGGTCTCAGTCATGGCTTCACCCACAGCACAGATCAGAGCTGTGATCCCGTCAATCTTGTCTTGAGATCTCGCTTTGTCTGGCTTGCAGTTCATGGCGGGATCGTATGTCACTTCAAGGTTGCCAGCCATCCACCTGAGCACCGGGTCGCCTTCGTGATTAAGTTTGCCTTCCAGCAGTAAACGGTACACCTCCTTCATAGGCGCACTCATGCTTACATACCCTTGGCCCATTGGTGACATTTCTACACCGTCATTGGTTAGATTGATAATTAGCTGACTGCTATTATACCTATCGAAAGCGATGCTACGAAGATCGTACTTCTTCATCAAGCAATCGTCGTCGAAGTTTACCACACCGTTTTCCACATAGTAGCCTGTGATGCAACGACGTATGTAATCGTAATCCGTGACGTTGCCCGGAGTGACAAAGACTTCTTCTGCGAATCGCAGCTCCATGTAGATGGTACTTTCATCTTTGTATAATCTTTTCTCGATGGCATCCTCTGGCAACCAATAGAAGCGTTTGGTGTCATAGCCTCCATCGCTGCGTGGGCTAACGAGCACTAGGCTGCAAAAGTCACTGACGCTTGCAAGGTCAAGACCACCATAGCAAGTTGTCTCCCCGTCCCAATCGACCACGCCAAGATCATTGGCTTTCCATATTTCGTCGCTGACCCAACTGCTACTGGATCGCACCCATTGGTTACAATGCTTGGTCTTGAAGTTCACCTCTTCTGCACCACCGTAGTTCTTGGCTTGTGTGTATTGCTGTTGCAGATACTCCAAGCTTATGCTGCTCCCTAAGCTCGGGTTTGCTTTGATCCAACCTTTTGCATCCCGCCAATCGTCATCTTCGTCCAGTTCGTAGATCATGCTGAAGAGACTGTCATCTGTCTTTTTCTTGTCTAAGACCTCCTTGCACGTTTTGGCTAACTGATAACAAGCTCCGTCTACGTTGAACCCTGCCGTCGTAATCGTGAACATGAGTGGTTGCTTGCGACTACCCATAGATGACTTGAGCACGTTGTACACAGCCGAGGTCGGGTGGGCGTGGTACTCGTCGATCACGGCAAGATGCGCGTTCAGGCCATCAAGACTGTTCTTGTCGCTAGACAATGGCTCGGCCTTACTGTTTGTCTTGGTCACGTGCATATTCGCACGGTGTACTCCGATGCGCTTGGACAAGCTTGGGCTTGATCGAACCATACGGGCTGCCTCATCAAAGCAGATGCGGGCTTGGTCTCTCTTCGTTGCCGCGAAGTACACCTCACTGCCCTCCTCACCATCGAAGTCAAGCATAGCCAAGGCCAAGCCACTGAGCATAGTGGACTTGCCATTCTTTCTGCCGACTTGAATGTACGCTGTGCGATAGCGTCGTGCGTGATTGTCAGACCTCTTCCACCCGTAGATGTTGGCGATGACAAACTGTTGCCACGGAAGCAGCTCGAAGCTCTGTCCAGCAAATGTGCCCTTGCTGTGTTTCAGAAAGCGGGAGAAGAACATGATGTACTTCTCTGCCTCTGCTGCATCGAAGTAGTAATCAAACTCATCTTTGTTTAGATCTTCCTCAAAGCTCTCAACCGCTTTCCTAACGTACTTCGATGTCGGGATCTCTCCATTCAAGACGTCCTCGGCATATTGAACATACGTGAGGTCCATCATGCTTTACCATGTGCTTGACGTCCTGAGACCCGGGCATGACAGGAGGTGCATAGGCCACGGATAGTCTCGATGTCGTAAAATCGGTCGTCCTCTCTATCTCGCATGCGCACAGGAATGATGTGGTCTGCAACGGTGGCTGGGGTGAGCTTGCCAAGTTTTTCACAAAGCACACATACTGGGTCTCTAAGGAGCACAAGCTTTCTGGTTCTTTGCCACTGCTTAGTATGATAGCGCGGGTCGGGTTCTCGGAGTCGCCCGGCTTGTGGTTTGCGGCTTTTGAGCTTTCGCTTCCACGGTCTTGCTTTTTCACGTTTCGGTATTGATGGCATCCCTTTCTATTATAGTCCACAATAACCAGAATCACAACCCCAGTCCTCAAAGTCTATCTCTATTTGTGGGCGGTGATTAGCTATCTCTTGATAAGACGCTTCTTTCTTAAATTGATTCTTGGTGCGGGCCTCTTGATTTACAAACCATTGCATCTTAGACGGAAAGTCATCAAACTTCTTACGCAGCACCAAAGGGTTTCGATGAAAGCATCCCACGCAGTTGTTTTGCACAGCAAACCGCACGGGCTTGTCTTTCCAGTAAGAGACAATCTGATCTCTCTTGACCCCGTTGTCAATTAGGGGGAAAGTAGGTTTTTGCCACCCCACCTTGCCGTACTGTCGTAAGCCATCAACACATTTATCTATCATGTTCTTGGCGCGACGCTGCTCACCACTTCTGAAACCAATCTGCATCTCGATAGGTTCGTTGAACTTTTCCTGCCACCATTCAAACATTGGCTTGATTTTCATTTCAGTAGTGCAGTATCGTGTCATCACATTCGGGAGGTAATCTCCCTTCTTCTTAATGATGTCCTCAAAAGGCTTACCGACAACCCACTCAATCTCCTGACCCAACATCTGCTCAAGGTCAAGGATGGTGTGGATGATCACGTCCTCCTCCAGAGTTCCGATGAACTCCCTGCCGATCTTGTCGCTGACCATTTGCCGCAGCTTGGTATCCGGGTATTTGACCACAGGGTCGTTGGTAGTAACGAGAGCAAATACGAGGTAGTCGCTTCGGTGGTTGGCTGCGATGTAGGCAGAGCTTTGACCGCCACTCACACTGGTTACTGATTTCATTTGCCTTTGATCAGATCATAGTCATCGTCGGTATTGTCCAAGAGCATCCCGGCTATCTTCTCTCTGTCTGTCGGAGATAACCCCCACTTACTCATGAGACTGGTAAAGGATGCCTGCGCCTTCTGGTACGCGGTGTACACACCGCTCACATTTGACGTGCCATTCTCAAAGACTTGAATGACATCATGTACATCTCTGATCTGTTCAGCACACCACTTCATGATGACTACGTTCTTGGTAAGTGCGCTCAGACCAATAGCGTCGATGGTGTGCAGGAGTTCATATTCCTGAAGGTGTGCTACTAGTGAATCGTAAACCTCGCGCTCTGCCGGGCTGAAGTCAAAGACAGGCTCCGGGATCTGCGTCAACACTTTCTTCACGGGTTCTATCCTGCGGCTTGCTTTATCCGTGCCCTGCAAGGCTTTCAGGTTAATTGTCTTTCGTTGTGCTGTCATAGTGGTGACAATATACCACAATTCTATTTGACCCCCCCCACCCTAAAACTGGCTCAGTATCTATGAGGC